ACTTTCTTTTTAGCCTTTTTCTTTTTTGGCATATTTGGCAATGGGAAATATGGAGCTATGGCTTCAGAGATAGCGTCAATACTTCTTTCTGTTTCATACTCAATGCCATTGATAGCTGATTTAATAACCCTACTGCCACCAAGTTCTTCTGCTAGAGGTTTTAATATCTCTACCGATAGCTCTGAGATAGGAGAAAGATGGCAATGAAGTAGTTCGTGGATAATCGTTGCCCGAAGATTTTCTGGGGTATCTTTGGTATAAGTTTTGCTTAAATACATTTTGGCAAGATGTTGACCGGTAATAACATCTGTTTCTGCAAGGCAATCAGAAGAACATGGTTCGTTTTGCATGATAATAACCCAATCTGAAAGATGCAGCATTTTCTTCATTGAGTTAACATATCTAAGCATCCACGCTTCCATATGTTTTTTCTTACCTCTTTGCACCGCCATTACTCTGAGTAAACTCCCTGAATTAGCTTGAATCCATTTTCTCTATCAAGCACCATATATTGATATTCTTCAAATTTAAAGAAAGATTCAATAAGATCAAGAACGAATGGTACATTCAGCTCAGAACATGTATACAAATCAAACTGCAATAGGCTTGGTTCCATTTCATCCCAAATGTGAAAAGCAATATGTGATGTCTCAATCATCACCGATGCAGTAAGTCCACGATTACCTTCTTCTGTAATCATTGAAGCAAATGGTCCTTGAACAACCTTCATCCCAATTTTTTTAACAAAATCTCGTAACCAATCAATAACCACTTCTTCCGAAGTTGGGGCATCAGTAATCATGCCTCTGATCAATAAATGCTTATGCAATGGTTTTTTCATAACTCTTCTCCAGTTCATACATGAAAGTATTATTCAACCACATGTAAGCAATAATTGAATATCCAATGATGTCCATTAATGTATCCAGCATTGTTTCATCACTAACCGCATTAGCGTAATTTTCTTTCTTCATTAAATTTTCAACTCGTGCAACTTTGTCATGCACTCTGATTACAAGTCCAGTAATTCCAAATTTTGAAATATTTTTATGACCGTAATCTTTTTGTTTTTTGATAACAGTATTTAAAATTTCAGAACTAGTAAGTAAATATGTTATGTCTAAATTCTTAGCAAGACGAAGTGCATTTGCTGAAAGCAAAGCCCAACGATTCTTGTGTTCTTGAGTTCTTATACCATCTGAATCAAGATAATCTCTTGAGTCTATATAAGAATCAATTGTTTCTCTTAAATTTTTAATTGAATAACTTTCAAGTGCTTTAACATCTGCATATAGTTCTTCTGTTGAATTATAGGCAGCCATTTCCCAAGTTATTACATTATTATTTTTGATTGGTTGTTTTACTATTGTCATTATTTCTCCTTAAAAAATGGCTGCCCGTTTATTACGAATTTAATTCTGATTCTCTTTGTTCTTTTGGATTTACAATTTCAAATTGACCACGCTTTACCTTCTTAAAAAATTGGCGGTTTGCGTTGTAGAAATTATAAAATGTTGGAAGAGAAATGCTGACATCTGTTGACACCTTTGCCGGTGTTACAACTTGCCCTACATTTTTTTCCAAGTAACTTACAATGTTATTTTGTTTGGTTTTTGTTCTACTCATGGTTTGACCTCCTTCCTTTATTTTAAAATTAAAATGCTTCCAGTATTTTTCTGCGGTCTCCGTATCAAGATTGTAATATCTTACTGTTTTTGCAAAAGACCATCCCTTGTAGTATCCAAAAATAACAGAGTTTGCCGTTCTTTCATTATTTGAATCAAGTGGTTTTTCTAAAGTGTTCATCAACTTAGCAAACTCAGACTCAAGCTGGGCTTCGCTAATGATAAAGCTACTGGATTCAAGTTCTTCTTGCTGAATGTCAATACTCATAAGAGCCTTTCTTTTTAGGTATAGACCACTTTATCACAACAAAATAGAAAATGTTGTGATTTTATAAAAAAATAGCCAGCCCCATATTTGGCTTAATCTTGCGAAATAAGCAAAACCAGGACTGGCTATTCTTAAAATTATTTCTTTTTTGCTGGGGCTTTTGTTTTTGAAAGTGAGTGTTCTTTAATGTGGCTGTCTAGTTTATCTTCTACATGATCTAGTTTGTTTTCTACTTTAACAACATCTCTATGAACATCATGTAATAGATCGGCTACTACATTATGATCATGTTTGTTTTCTTTCCTACTTTGTTGAATTAATGCGACAATAACTCCACCGACTAAGCTAATGATTGCTACAACAATTGGTGTTTCCATTACTTGCTCAACAAGAAGCTAGCAATAGTTTCTGGGTCAATGTCAAAATCGCCAAATTCTGATGCATGTTCTTGCAAAAGAGAAATAAGGTCTGCTTTACGAACCTCTGTTGGTTTGCTATCGCCATCAACTTCGGTTGCTGATGGAGCGCTTGATGCTGGTTCGCCAGTTGAGCCGGAGTCTGTGCCGCCAACTGAAACAGTTTCTTCTGTAAGCATAAAAGTAACATCTTTTACTGCCTTTGACAATTCATCAATTTGTTCTTGGTGATAAGAAGCAGCTCGGAGCGCCTCTTTCAACAAGAATTGATGTTGCTGCACCATTCGTTCAGCATTGTCTACTGGAATATTAATAAATTTCATTTATCCTCCTATTTTATTTAGACTCACTGATTAAAGATTCGTCTATAATCCAAAGTTTGCAAATAGCTTCTGGTTCAATTGTACCAGAAACTATTTCACAACCCCTACCGCCCTCATAAAAAACACAGTTGGCACAAATCATGCCTTGTTTCTTAAAAGGGTTCTCAGAAGCTGGTGCATAGTGTGCGCCATTTGCTCCTGATGTTTGATCCCATTTGCCATATTGCTCAGCAATTGATTCCAAAACTTCGTAATGCATTTTCTGGCGAGGCTTCAAATCAAGCTCATCATCATCTTCTTCGCCATTATCTTCTTCTTCGCTATCATCTTCTTCTTCGCCTTCTTCATTGCTCTCTGGCATTTCTTCCATCATAGCTTTATCTTGCATTTCATCTTCTTCGTCTTTTTCTTCATCATTTTTTACTTCAACAACACCGTCTGGAATAATTGCAAATCGGCACTTACCTTCTGGCTCAACCATCTGGGAAATAATCTTACAAACACCTTCACCCTCATACATAACGCAATTAGAGCACTTAACACCTATGTCTGCAACATCATTATTTTCTGGAAAATCATACCCGGCCCATACGCCAGTTTCATCTTCATTAAACTTTCCGTATATTCTTGTAACAGCAATAAGCATATCTGCTAATACTGCTTCTTGCTCGTCTAGATCATCTGCTACTTTGTTAAGGACTATCTCTTCTGACTTTGATACTGTCCTGTATCCACCACCTCGTTTTTTATATTCACGAACAAGCCAAGCATTTGCGTAAGCTGAAGGATAAACATCAAATTTTCTTTTAGCTTCGGCTTTTACACGAGCGTATAGCTCTGGGTTGGTAGGAACATTACGAGATGCTTTTTCAACATCTGTAGAAACATTGATTGGTTTTTTATCCTGCCTTGTTTGAGTTGATTCAGCACGGCGCTTGCGTCTAACGGCAGATGCGATTTGAGCAGGAGTCATTCTTGCAGCACGAGCAGCCGGAACACATTTAGGATATTTGCCGGATTCAGCATCGGCTCTACCGCATGGCTCAAACCCGCCTCCTTTTTTTGGTCTAGAGATATCTACCCATCTTTCGCTAAACCATCTGTCTAAATTTTTACCAAAATTTTCTTTTTTCTTTTTCTTTTTTGGTTTGTAACCTTGTTGTGGGTTTTTAATTCCAGAACCCATCGCCCCTGTGGTTACTTCATTTGTTTTTTCTTTATAACCATTTAATCTAGCGGCAATACCCTGAAGTCTAGCTTTATTTTTAGCTTGCTTCATAGATTGATCATTACCTTCAGTGTATGTATAACACATACCTTGGTCGCCCCATTTATAACCAGGCTTACCATTATTAGAGCAAGAATTGATTGGCATAGTCTATAATTTTATCACATTATTCATAAATTGTAACAACATCCTCTTGCTCCCATCTTTGCACTGGAATTTTAACTTTCCAGAAATAATGGGCGGCATCTTCTGAGGAATAAATTATGCGGGCATATGCTTTTTTAGCCCCTTCATCATAAACCGGACATTTAGAATTAGAACAAAAATATAAAGCTTTATATTGGTGTTTATCTTCGTGCCAATGAACTGCGTTAACAACAACAAGAACTTTATTGCAATATGGACATGTTCTAATTGGATAAGGGAAGTCTTTAATCAGTTGGCCCAATATCATCGTCTACCTCATCATCATTGTCTTCATCTTCATTAAAGATTTTTTTTCTTAAAATAAAATTAATAATCTCATCAAGTTTAGATTTAGCAATCTCAACACCATCCATCAAAGAATTTACTTCATCAATTGACATTGAGTAATTTTCATCAGGAGACATTATTACAAAAACCGGAAGATAACTTTTTTCGTAAGGTACTGCTTTGATAATTATTTGTAAACTTTTAACATCTTCTAAATCTGTATTGTCTTCAAAATTTGAAATTTTCATTTATTGCCTTTGTTTCTTTTTTTAAAATTATTATTAATAATACTATTAAAATCTGAGATAGATTTGTGATCAATTTTTTGACGTTTATTTTTAATATTATTTATATTGTTAATATCTTCTTTATTAAGAGGTTTAATAAACCTAATCCATTGATAAGTTAATAATATTAAAAATGCATTTATTAAACTTAAGTTTATATTGAGTAATTGCATACTAGTATACTTAATGCCAACACTAGCGACAAAACTCCAGATCAACCAAAAAAATAAAGCAGTCATAAATCTCCTTGTGTAAATATTATCAGAAAATTACAAAAAATTTTTGTAATCACCAGAAAATTTTTTATTCTTGTGGTATGCTTACGCATGCAAGGCGTACCAGCATACTATGTATACTAAGTATACTTAATAAACTTATATACAATAAGCATACTAGTGTACTAAGCATGCTAGTATACTAGCGCTATTAATTTTGGTTTTAAGCAAAAGAATGGTAAAGTTAGATATGAAAATAATTGCAGTTGTGGAATCTGATGATTACGGCCCGGCTGCAATTCTTGACCCTACGCATATTACGATTACAAGATTCAATGGATTTTATCTTGCTGCTGCAAGATGTGTATTTACAAACACTCCGATCACTTGTGAAATTTCTGAACAAACAGCTCTTTCTCTTATTCAAAAAGGTGTACAATGTTTAAATATGTCAAGCAATAACAGCACCTTAGAAACAGAAAAAGAGTAATGTTTGATGAAAAAAATTAGTTGGTTTAGTCTTAATAATCAAGATGCATCGGGTGAGTTTTGGTTTAGCCAAGGCTATCAAACTGCCGCTATAGAAACTATTCAAGCATTACAAAAAAAAGAATGTGGTGTATTTTATAACCGAGAAGATATTCCTTTTCATGTAAACTTTTGCCCTCCTCCTTACTATCAGCATAAATCAAAATACACAGTTGGTTATACTCCTTGGGAGTCAACTAAAATTCCAGAACACTGGGTTTATAGTATGCAAAAATGTGATGAGATTTGGTCTACTTCAGAATTTATTAGCGACATATACAGAAAACAAAATGCAAACGCAAATATATACACAATACCTCACGGTGTTTCAGAAAATTTTTCTATTTACGATAGGCAGCTAACAGGAAGATTTGTTTTCTTGCATGTTGGTGGAGATAGTAAAAGAAAAAATGCTCAAATGGTTGTAGATGCATTTTTAGATTTATATGAAGATGATGATGATTATAGACTTGTTCTAAAATATAATAAATTTTGTACTGCTGAATGTTATGTTGACAATAAATTAGTTCCTGCTGTTTATCATCCTCAAATTATTGGCATTGGTGATAATTATACGGTAGATGAATTAGTTGAGTTATATCACAAATGTCATTGTATGGTTTATCCAACAATGGGAGAAGGTTTCGGAATGATTCCTTTTGAATCAATTGCAACAGGTATGCCCACAATTCTTACTGACGCAACTGGTTGTAAAGATTTTTCTCATTATGGAATTCCTTTGTCAGCAAGTTTTGTAAAAGCAGATTGGCAAGATAATCTTTACGCAGCTGATACCGGTAATTGGGCAAGTCCTGATTTTGATGAACTACTGCACTTGATGTCTAGTGTTGTAAATGAATATGAGATTTATAAAAAGTTTTCTTTAAAATCAGCAAAAATTTTACACTCTGAGTTTTCTTGGGCTATGACTGCTGATAAGATACTAAAGCGCTTAGAATTCTATGAAAATTCTTTGCTGTAATCCTTAGTAATATTCATTGACTTTAACTTTTTACATAGTAAACTAGTTATTCATTTCGCGGAGGCCAAATTGTCATTATTAACTTATGATTTTATAAATTCTTATTCCCAAAAACAAGTTCCTTGGGGTTTTGGTGGTTTGGGAGAGATTGTTTATTTAAGAACATATAGCCGAAAAGTTGATAGCACAGACAGAACTGAAACATGGGTAGAAACTCTTAAAAGAATTATTGATGGTGCTGTAGAAATTGGTGTTCCGTTTACACAGCAAGAAGCAGAGTCTTTGTTTGATCATATGTTTAATTTGCGGTGCAGTGTTTCGGGTCGTGCTTTATGGCAATTAGGAACACCATTGGTTTCCAAATTGTCAGGCACATCTCTTAATAATTGTTTTTTTACTAACATTGAAAAAATTGAAGACTTTGAATTGTTGTTTGATTATTTGATGCTTGGCGGAGGCGTTGGCTTTTCTGTAGAGCGTTCTAAAATTCATGATCTACCAAAAGTAAAACATGTAGAAAAAATTGTTGCTGAAAGAACTAACGATGCTGACTTTATCATTCCAGATTCAAGACAGGGCTGGAGAGAGTTGTTGTCAAAAGTTCTTGAGTCTTATTTTGTAACAGGAAAATCTTTTACATACTCAACAATCCTTATTAGAGAATTTGGTGCTCCATTAAAAACTTTTGGTGGTACAGCATCTGGTCCAGGAGCTTTAGTTGATGGTATTGCTGATATTTGCAAAGTCCTTAACAACAGAGTTGGTAAGAAACTTCGTTCAGTAGATGTTCTTGATATTTGCAACATCATTGGAAGAATTGTTGTATCTGGCTCATCACGCCGTTCAGCGCAAATTGCAATTGGAGACCCTGATGATGTTTTATTTTTGAGAGCAAAAAATTGGGGTTCAGGAGACATTCCTGCTTGGCGTTCAAATAGTAATAATTCAATTTACGCAGATGCATATAGTGAAATTATGCCTGAGCTATGGCGAGGCTATGATGGTACAGGTGAACCATACGGTTTGCTTAATAGAAAATTAGCAAGAACTTATGGTCGTGTTGGAGAAAAAAATCCAGATCCAACAATTGAAGGTTTTAACCCATGTGCAGAAATTGCTCTTGGCGATGGAGAGTCGTGCAATCTTTCAACTATCTTTTTGCCCAACATTGATTCATTGTCTCAATTTAAAGAAATTAGTAAATTGCTTTATATGATTCAAAAACAAATCTCTAAATTGTCTTATCCATATGAAAAAACAAATACTATTGTTCATAAAAATTCAAGACTGGGGCAATCAGTAACTGGCATTCTGCAATGTGATGAAGAAAAAATTGGATGGCTAGACGAAGTTTATAAATATATTAAAAACTTTGATAAAGAATATTCAGCTAAAAATGGCTGGGGTCCTTCTGTAAGACTTACAACAGTGCAGCCATCCGGAACTCTTTCTTTGCTTCCAGGTGTTACTCCTGGAATACATCCAGCATTTGCGCCTTACTACATTAGAAGAGTTCGTTTTAATTCTGTTGACCCTCTTGTTGAAGTTTGTCGCAAACGAGGATATAAGATTGTTTGGGATAAAGGTCTTGATGGTCGTGAAGACCACACAAAGTATGTTGTTGAATTCCCATGTAAATCTCCAGAAAACTCTGTGCTTGCAAAAAACATGACAGCCGTTGACCAGCTTGAGTGGGTTAAGAAACTTCAGACTATCTGGGCAGATAATGCAGTTTCAGTAACTGTTTATTATCGCAAAGAAGAGCTTGAGTCAATTAAAGAATGGTTGTCCAAAAATTATGATAAATCAATTAAGTCAGTATCTTTCTTGCTGCATGTTGATCATAACTTTGTATTACCTCCATATGAAGAAATTTCTGAAAATGAATATAATTTGGCGATTTCAAAGCTTGATTTATCAATTCCAGCAGTTGTTGTTCCTGAAATAGAACTATTATCTCTGGATAATTGCGCTACTGGCGCTTGCCCAGTTCGTTAATGTTCAAAAAATAGATAAATTGCATTTTCATTTGTTAACAATGTTCATTTTTTAATAAAAATGATGTATACTGTGTATCAATGGGATACGATACTA